CTATATAATTTCCCCATCTATGTTTTTTCTATAATTAAAAGCTTCAATTATATGATGTTCTAAAATTTCTTTACTTTCATCTATATCTGCTATTGTTTGTGCTAATTTAATAACTTTACTATATCCCCTCATAGATACACTAGATGTATTATAATAGTGTTTTAAAATATCACTACATCCTTTATTCATCTTACATATATCAAATACATCTTTTCCTTTTATATCTGAATTATATTTATATTTCGTATTTTTAAATCTTTCTTCTTGAATCGCTCTTGCTTTAAGAACTTTTTCTTTCATCACTGTAGAATTATATGAGTCCTCTCTTTTCTCAATATCATCATATTTAAGCCTTGGAACAAAAGTTAAAATATCCATTCTATCTAATAATGCAGTAGAAAATTTTTTAAAATATTTTTTTGCATTATATCTAGAATATAAACCACTTTCCAATACACTCTCATCTTTTTCTTCAATAGGATTAAATGCTCCAACAAGTAAAAAGTTAGCTGGCATAGTATAATTCCCACTAATTCTATCTATATTGATTTGTTTTTCTTCTAACGGCTCTCTTAATGATTCTAAAGCATCTTTCTTGAACTCTAATACCTCATCAAGAAAAAGCACTCCATTATGAGCTAATGTTACTTCTCCAGCTTTAACTTCTTTTCCACCTCCAATTAAAGCATTCTTAGTTGTAGTATGATGCGGAGATCTAAAAGGACGAGTTATTAAAGTACTTTTCTCCATAAGACCAGATGCACTATATATTTTTGCTATTTCTAATAACTCTTTTTTAGACAATGGTGGCAATATTGATACCATTGCTTTAGCAAGCATTGTTTTACCACAACCAGGTTCTCCATATAATAAAATATATGGATACGTAATCACGGTTAATATTATCTTTTTATTAAAATATATCCTTAACAATTCTTTTTATTCATTAAATATTGTAAAGTTTTAATATTCATCCATAAGATTCATTATTTTTTCAAATGCATAGTGTGTATAAGTTAATAATTTTAATTCTCCTTTTTCTGAAACTCTAATTTCATCTAAACAATTATTTATAAAATATTCACGTGTTATTTCATTTGGTATATCATTATATCTTTCTTGTAAAGTTTTGATACACATATTCATATTGTTTAACTTTTCCGCTTTTTGTTTATCAGTAGTAGTCAATTTATCTAATTCACTTTCTAATTCTTTCAATTTATTATTTATCTCTTTCTTTTTTATATTAAATACATCCCTAACACTCTCACTATCATCTGCTAATAATATATCTGTAAGTTTTGATAATTTACCCTTATGCTTAAAAACTTCTTCTTTTATGTTATTAATTTCATCCGTACAAGCATCCCTATATAATGAAGCTTTTTTTTCTTCTTCCTTTTCTATAAGAATATCTATATACTTTTTAGTTAAGTTTTTGTATCCACTTTTTTCTAAATAAGGATTAATCAAGCTTTCTATTTCATATTCCTGTATATTTCTACTATCACATTTCTTTAATCCATGTTGTTTTTTAGTGCTACAATTATAAAATACTCTACCTCTATCAGTATTTCTAACATAATATTTTCCACACTTTTCACATTTTATTTTTCCTGCAAATTCTGAACGTCCATGATACTTTCCTGTAGGTCTTCCAACTTTATTTCTATTTTTTTCAATCATGTCTTGGATAATTGTAAATGTTTCTTCATCTATTATTTTATCTACCTTATTAGAGTCCTCAACAATCCATTCCTTGGTATCATTTAATTTAACAATATCTTTTCCATACATCCTTGAACTATACCATCTGTTTCTAACTACTTTCCCACAGTAGGTTGGATTTTGTAACATACCATTTATAGTATTAGGTCTCCATTCATTCCCTTTTCTATTTTTAATCCCTTTACTGTTTAATATAGTAGCAATTGCTCTCCCACCATTACCTTCTAAACTCAATTTAAATATTAGTTTGACAATATTTACTTCATCATCAATTATTCTCAGAGAATTTTCTTCCTTATTATAATGGTATCCATACAACTTAATACTTCTAACAATTCCATCTTTTGCAGATTGCATATTTCCAAATCTAACTTTAATACTCCTACTAATACTTTCTTGTTCATTCATACTAAACATAAAATCAATTAACATTTTTTCACTTGGATTTTCTGTGGATTTATTTAAATCTTCAAAGTATACATAAACTCCTTTATCTCTTAATCTGCTTATTATTCTATTCACTTCGGTATTTCTTGCAAATCTTGAACTATCTTTTACATATATTAATGTAAATTTAGGCTTTACATTTGCATCTGCTACATAGTCAATACTTATATATTTCTTTCTTATTTCAGTTTTTCTAGCCTTTACCTCCTTTTTTATAATTCCACAATCATCAAGCATTTTATTAAATTGATCTCTTTTGGAAAAATCTGTTCCACTTAATCCCTTATCAGCATAAACTTCAACTAAATCAAATCCTTTTTTCTTACTTAACTTTTCTTTAAAATATTTTTGTTGTGCTTCAAAGCTTTGCTCTTGTTCATCTGCCTTAGTAGATACTCTACAATAACACGCTACTTTTATTAATTCTTTTTTCACAATATACTCCCACTTTCTTTAATGGGCGTAACTTAATATATATTAATTAAATTATACCCAGTTTATTTTTTATTAACAAATAAAAATAAGGTAATAAAGATTTCTCCTTATTACCTTAAAATTTATATGTATTTTATTTTTCTATTCTGATTTCTATGCAACTGCTGTTACACTAACTGTTATATGTCCTGGATAGGTTTCTCCACCTAAATCATCATAATGTTTCCAAGTAGACATACCTTGTATTATTATTTCTTTACAATTTCTCGTAACATTTGCATATGCTCCACTCCAATATGGGATATAACTTCCTTTCTTCCAAACCTTTTGTATACTTACACTTACAGCAATATCTTCTCTATCTAATTCCCAAAATTCTTCAGGTAAATCAACAGGATAATCTGTATAATCTTCGTCCTCGCATTTTATGTCTATATTAGATTTAGTAAAAGTTAAATAGTGATATGGTTTTCCAGTAGTAGAACTTTTACTAGATACGTGTAATAATCCTTTGCTTCCCATTCGAGTATATCCACCATTAGAATCCTCAGCAATAATTCCATGCCTATCTATTTGTACTTTATCAGATGTACTTCCACTAAAAGCAACTTTAAAAGCATCAGTATCTAATTCCCAAGAACCACTTTTGTCACCTTTTTGAACAACTGCACTTATCTTATCATCTACTAACTCTATTTCAGAACTTAAACCTTCTTTTACATTATCAACTCTTTCGTTAATTCTATTTGCAGTCTGAGTTATAGTAGAATTTACTTCTGTTATTTTATTTTCCACACTACTATTTATACTTTTTTCAGTCATTTCAATCTTACTATTTAAAGTCTTACTAACATTACTAACTTCTAATTTAATCTTCTGTTCAGTCAGTTCAATTTTCTTTCTTAAATCTACATTAATTTCATTTTGCATATCTAAGTAATTACTTACAAATTGACCTAGTTCTATTTCCTCATATTTTTCAGTTAGACAATCAAAAACAAAACTTATACATCTCGCTTTTACATCAATATCTAGCATTCGATGTTTACAAGTTACTATATCACCTAAATTAACTTTTAAGAGTTGCTTATATTTTTTATAATCATTAGTATTAGATAAATCAGCAATATTGATTTTATAATTAACAACTGGTAAATCCACACAATTATTTAGTAAAACATTACATCTTCGTATCATTTCAGCTTCTGCTTCTTTTCTTGTTGTAAAATCTTCCTCATCTTCTTGATTTTCTTTAATTTTTATGTCATCAAATTTAACTATTGTTTCTTTTATATTTGAATATTTATTTATGTATTTACTATCAACCCAAGGATTATTACCTGTTAATCTAGTTCCATCCCCCATCTCTGGTATTAATCTAGTGTGAACTTCTTCTATATTAATGTCTTCTTCGATTGATTCTAAGTTAAATCCAAATAAAGCCTGTATTCCATTATCAGTGCCAATTTTATTATTAATCGTTATATTAAAATTATCTAATAATATTTCTCCACCATATTCTTTTATAAAACTTTGTTCATTTCCACATATGGAATTTATTATATTCTTTCCATCTAAATCAAGAATTATATTGTTAGTAGCTATATTAGAACGACCTTTGAAATCTGTATCTTTTAAGATAATATCTAAACAAGTTTGTCCATTTACTAATGAAGGTCGAATTCCTAACAATACTTTGTCCACTAAGTCAAAGAATATATGTCTCGCATATACAGTAATACTTTCATCATTTTTCACATGATTATAAATTCTATATAATTGTTTTTTAGATGTTGGAGTTGGAACTGTTATTACATTATCATAAAGTAAATATTGCCATCTTCCTTGTTTATCAAATGGATGTACCATTTCTATATAGTTTTCTCCATTAAGAACTTGTTTTAATATACAGCTAATAGGTGTCAATGTAACATCACCATTATTTTCATAATTTTTATTTTCATGTTTATATAAATCAATCATTATTTATCATCTCCCTCCTATTAAAAATTTAAATTTGAACACAATAAAAGGCTAGTACATCTACTAGCCTATAATCTAATGGCATTTGTCTTCCATGAGATTTGAAAACTTGGTGTCCAACTATATTTATTTATACCAGTTTTATAATATAAATCTTCGTAATATCCTTTCATTTTATTATTTATACAATTATTATTTTTGTCATAACATAACCCCAATTCACAATCAATATAAGCCTTTTCATTAACTTCTATAGACACTTTATTTTCATTACAAACAATTTCACATAATCCGTTTCCTGTTATTTCAAACACTGGTTTAGATGATAAATATGCAGGATTTCTTATTTCAATATTATTTGTTAAAAGTCTAAAGTTAATTCCACCATCACTAAATTTAAAAGGATTGCAAGTAAAGGTAATAGTAAAACGACACATATTTTTTAACGGTCTTTCTATATTTGTTATTTCTGCCTTTTGTACTTTATAAAAATATCCAAAAGTATCTGTAAATTTCAATCTATTATCCTTTATATCTGTAATCCAATTCGTTATCCATTCAATTTGCTTTACCCATTCATTCTCCCAATCCCAATTCTTTTTACTTTTTTTAAAGTTACAATCTACATTTATTTCAATATTTTCATATGTACCCAAATCCTCATATTCAGTTCCATCTTTTCCATTAACCTCATATGTTTTATATCTTTTTTTAGGAATTGGAGGAATATATCTTTTTACAATACTAAAATTCATATATTCAGTATTTTCTTTGTTAAAATAAAAATTAAAAATTCTCCTAGACATAAATTACATTCCCTCCTCTACTCATATCTTTATTTTTCTTATTCTTAGTAATATTTTTTGTAACTTTTGTAGTTAATACATTTGCCAATTCTTTACTATCCATATTTAAATCTGCATTAACAATTACATATATCGCTTGTTTTTCTTCTTTATTAGTATTATAAGATTTATCAATATTCTTTAATGCTTCTGTATTAGCAACATCGACTGTTCCTTGTAAAGTTCTACTTACATTAGCATTAACGTTTGGCATCTCTGTTTCAAATCCAACCCCTATTCCCATTGCTAACATTTTTCCTATTTCATCTCTAAAAATATGTGAAGGTGAATGAATTTCAAATTTATCTTTAACACCTTTGGTGAACGAATCACATAATCCACCTATCCATCCAGTCATACTATCCCAAGCATTTTTAATACCGTTTTTTATTCCAAGAACAATATTTTTCCCTATTTCAGCCATTTTAGATGGTAGGTTTTTAAATGTATCTACAATTCCGTTGCATACATTTGTCATTCCTGTCTTAGCCTCATTTAGCATATTGCTTCCCCAAGTAGTAACTTTAGTAACACAATCAACCAGCCAAGTCCATATTTTACTTGGTAATTCAGAGAACCATTGACCTACATTATTAATCCAAATTGGTACATTAGTTGTTAAATAATTTAATACATTAGTTCCCCATTCACCTATTTTAGTAAATGCTCCTAGTAACCATGTCCAAATCTTAGATGGTAATTCACTAAACCAAGTACCAATATCATTTATCCATTTAGGAATATTCGTAGATAAATAACTATATGTATCAACTCCCCAACGCATAATACTACCAATTATATTACCTAATAATTCTGCTAATTTATTTGGTAATGTTCCAAACCATTGTGCTAAATTACTAAAGAAATTTGGTATTGAAGTTGTAAAAAATTCTACTATGCTATTCCAACCATTTATAAAAAATTGTTTTATATTATCTAGTAATTGTACTGCTTTTTCTGGTAAACTTTTAAACCATTCAACTACACCACTTAAAGCATTAGGAATATTAAGTATTAAATTCTTGAGATATTCTAATGCATTATTTACACAATTTCTAAACCACTCACACTTATTATATAACAATACAACTGCACTAATTATTGTTGTTATTATTGCAATAACTGGATGTGCTTTTAAAACAGTAAATAAACCCATAACAATTGTTTTTAATTTACTTATTAATCCAGTAGTGCTAGTAAGCTTAGTGGCTATATTTAATTCTTTTAAAAAAGTAAAACCTTTAGCTAATACACTTAATGCAGCACTGACTTTAGATATAACCATTAATAACGCAGTAAATCCAATAATAATTCCACCAATACTAGCAACTAATTTCATTTGTCCTTCGCTCAAACTCGATAGCCAAGATGTAATATTTTTCAATCCATTAGCAATAGATGTTGTTATTGGTGCTAGTACATCTCCCATTTGAATTGCACTAATTTTCATATCATTCATGCTTTTCTTAAATGTATTTCCAGTAGTATTACTCATTCTTTCAAATGCTTTATCTGTTGCTCCAGCACTATCATTCATTTTACCTAATATATCATTAAATTCTTTACCATCTTGCGATAATAATGTAATACTAGCAGTACCCGCTTCAACTGAACCAAACATATCTTTTATAGATTTACCATTCGCTTGTGCATATTGGTCTATCATGCCTAATATTTCTGTTGTTCCTTTACCTTCTGTCTTTAAATCAGAAAATCCTTTTCCACTAAGTTCTCTAAGTGCTTTATCTGTTAAAGAGCCACTTTTGGTTAATTCTCCAAACATAGCTTTTAGCATAGTTCCACTTTCTGCTGTTGCAATACCGTTTTTGGTCATAACTGCATAAGAGGTTGCCAATTCACTCATATTTATATTTGCACCTTTTGCGATTGGAATTACTGCACCCATAGAACTAGATAGTTCAGCAACTGTTGTCTTACCCTCATTTTGAGCAACTATAAGTTTATTTGATATATCCGTAGCTTCACTAGATTCAAGCTTGTATGCATTTAAAGCTGTTGTTAAAATATTTAGTGTGTCAGAACTTTCTGCAAATCCAGCTTTTGCAAGTTTAGTAGCATTAGATACAAAATTAACAGCTTCACCAGTTGATTGTCCCGCAGAAATTGCATTGTAGACATTATCGGCTATGTCGTTAGCACTAATTCCAGTTTGTGAAGATAAATCTATGATTGCTTTTTTCATATCATCATAACTAACCTCAGTCTGGTCTGCAATTGTAAAAACCTTTGCCATGCTATCTTCAAATATTGTACTTGCAGTTGAACTAGCAACACCAACACCCAAAATTGCAGTAGATGCTGGTTTCATTTTGTTAGCCATTTCTCCACTTTTTCTACTTACTTTATCCATCTTTCCAGCAAATTTATCTATTTTCACTGTATTTAATTTTTTATTTATATCATCTAATGCTTTTTCATTTTCTATTAATGAAGCTTTAGTACCATTCATTTTAATTACTGCATTTTCTAATTTTCTATTATTAGAATCTATAGCTTTATCATTTTGTGCATATTTAGTTTTTAATCCATCTAATTCAACTTTTAATTTTTTGCTTTCTTCACTGTTTTTACCAGTAGCTTGTACAGATTCTTTATATTTCTTATTTGTTTCTTCAATCTTACTAGCTAATTCAGTTTGCTTAACTTTTTGTTTTTCAATGTTTTGTGTTAATGTTTTTGTTTGATTGTCTTGATTTTTTAACATATCGTTTTGAATTTTAACTTTATTAGTTAATTCTGTTTGTTTAGCCTTCAATTGATCCGTTGAATTACCAAATAATTTTGCCTGTGTACTTGCTAATGTAAATTCAGATTTAACACTTTTCATCTGTGTTGCCATATCTTTCATAGCTTTATTAAACTCACTATTCGATGCACCAACCTTTAACGTTGCACCTGTTCCCATATATATTCACCCCTTTCGTTTAAATTTCTATAAAAAAATAAGCAAAAGAGTTTTATTTTCTCTTTCACTTATTAATCATCATCATTTTTATTTTCTAAATCATATCTAATATTAAATACAATATAATCTAACATTTTACTTAAATTACATTCAATACACTCTTTATAACTCATTTTTAAACTATTAATTGCATATTTAATAGTACAATTTAGAGTATTTTTATATACTTCATATATGTTTTTATTTTCTTCTTCATCTTCATAGCCATTTTCTTTATCATAATCATCAAAAATAGACTTTTCTTTTTCTACTTCATTTCCACTAGCTTTAGAAATCTCAACAAACTTATCATTAATTGTTTCGTTGATATACAGATTTAAATATGTATAACAATAATATAAATCAAAAATATCTAAATCTGATTGTTGTATTCTATCTTTAATAAGATATTTTATAATTTTATAAATCTTATTAAAGATATCATCATATTCAACATCCATTATTTCTAAATATGTACTATAAATACTTGCATTTATATTTTTAATTTCATACTTTTTATGTCGACAAGTAAAAATTATTTTTTCTCCTACTTGCCTTTTGTAAAAGCCTTCTGTGCCTTCTCTATCTTACTATTTAATTTGCTTTGTATTTCTATTTGCACTTGCATGAAATTGAATATAATGTCCGCTACTTCCATGTCTTCGTTTACTTCATCTTCAGTAAATTGTTCATCATAAAGTTTTACAATAGTTTCTACCATTAAATCCAAATCATTATCATTAAATTCAGCATTGGTCTCAGCCTTAACCTTTATCTTTTCATAAGCTTCATTAAAAATTGTATTCTTTTTTCTATTTATTTTATCTACTTTATACTCTTTCCCATTTAATATTAATTTCATATTATTATCATCCTTTCATATTTAAGGGGAACTTAATCCCCTATTTATTAATTATTTGCTTACTGGTGTTGGTTTTTGGTTTGGCACCTGACTAAACCATTTTTCAATTATGCCCTTAGCATCTATATCACTAGAGTCCACAAGTTCATCTTCAAAGATTCTCATTCTATAATCTCCATCCATTTGTCTACCATAAAAAGTACCTTTTATACTCTTTGTTTGAGTTTTAATCTTGTCAGCAGAAGTTTCATGTTCATCATCATCTTCTTCACCAAATTTACCGCAGTATAAACACTGAAACTCATACTTGCCATTTGCTCTCTTATCTCTAAACATTAAAGCTACTTCACTACCTTCATCATCAATATTATCTACTAATACTCCATTTGTTAAAGTTGCACCATTCAGTAATGCTATCATTTCAGCAGTTAAATGATCTCCCTCTAATTCTACTTCACAAGAATCGAATTGATTTATAGAATCCTCCATCTCGCTATCGCTATATAATTTTTCATTAGATTTTTTAACCTTAATCTTCGCCTTTATTGCTCTACACAGTTTTTTTGGTGCTTCGCAAGTATATGTATTTTCGTCATTTCTTGTTACTTTAGCTACATATAAATCTCTTAATCCTAAATTTCGCTTTGTTCCCATTAAAAATCATTCCTTTCTTTGTTTAAAAATTCGTATAAAAAAATAGACTTAATCATCTGCATCCGCTAAATAATTAAATCTATCACTATAATGAAATAATCCAGTATCAGTTTCAAAATCTCGATTACTTTCTATCCATATAAACTCATTTTCTTTTAGTAATTTTTTTACTTCTTTTTCTGTTTTTCTTACTTCCTCAACATCCGTTCCCCATACATCTATCTGTACAGAATTATTAATATTTTCATAATCACAGTTACTAAAATTAATTGGAGACGTATGATAAGTAAAAAATGTTACGTGAGTTTCATTAATATCTTCACGAAACCAGCCTTCATGGACATTATTTATATCCTGCAATATCCTATATATTTCATCTTCCAATTTATCTACCTCCCATCTAATTTTTGTTGTAATAATCTTGAATATTCTACTATACCTTGTTCATCAAGTTGTTTTTGTGCTTGTTCTCTAGCTTCACCGAAAACTGGACATGGTGGCATTTTACTTGTTCCAAATTCTTTAAACGTCCAATAAAAATATTCGCCATTTTCATTTTCTTCGCCTATGGTAATATACATAGAACCTTTTTTCTTTTTAATATTTGATTGTGGTATATTATCAGCAAAGTGTCCACTAGGTCTATATCCTTTTTTACCACTCTTGCCATTCTCTTTAGATTTAGGTATTTTAGGTTTAATATCATTCTTAACTTTTTCTGCTACTTGGGTTATTATTTTTCTGTCTATATTTTCCATTTCAATAGAATCAGCTAAACCTTCCAGTTGCTTTATAATATCATCAAAACCTTGTAATTCAAATTCAATATTCATCCAATCACCTTACTTTATTAAATTGCATTTAAGTAATACATATTTTTTATAATATTTTGCAAAATCAGAATAATAAATTTTATAAAAATGACCTTTAAATTCTACTTTATATTCTTTTTTATCTTGTAATTGCTCTAGTAATTTACAATAACGAACTTTAAATATAATAGTATTTTCAAGTTTAATGTTCATAGCTTGATATAATTCTTGTCCATACAATTGTAATATTTCAGCCCAACAACTATAAAACTCGTCATCAGATTTTATCGGTTTACCATTAATTCTTTTTTCAGTAGCTACTGTTATATTAATTCTTTTACTATTCATTAACATCACCATATAGTGCCAATTTATCTAAAATAGAAGTAACTATAATATCTCTTTTTAAATTATTAGCACCTTCAATATGTGTGCTTCTATTTTCAAACATATCAGATATTATTTTTTTCTTTAATAAATTTGCTAACTTAACCGCTTTTGCATCTATTTTATATCCTTCTCCAACCATACTATCAATATATATATCAGATATTTCAATAAGTTCTTGTAGATATTTATCTTCATCATCATAATCAAGACGTAAATATTCTTTTATATCTTCTAATATCATTAAAAATCATCTCCATTTCTAATAAAAATAAAGGAAAGGGAAATTAATCCCTAACCTATTAAAGTTCAATTTTATTTATACTTCTTGTTATTCCAGCTTTTATATCTAGTCTTTCTAATATAGAAGCCTTCTTTATATCGTTGTCATAATCGTTCCAACGATTTATTGTTGTTCCATTCGTTCTATCAAAGAATTTAACAGCCTCTTTCATATTTAAAGAATAGAACACTATTTTCTTATCTTTTGTTAAAGTGACTAAAGAACTATCAAATGTTACAATTTCTTTACCATTAAAATACTCTCTTCCGTCAGCTCCAACTGTTATTAATCCTAAATTTCTACCTTGCTTATCTTTCATATTTTTTAATAAAGCATATCCTTCAACATTTGTAAGTGTAACTAATCCTGCTTTTACTGTAGGTAAAGCTTTAGACATTACATCTTCTAATACAGTATAATCAGTAGCATCTACTACAGTTGCCGATTTATCTATTGCTTGTAGTATAGAATAGTTTTCTGTCATAGTTGTAGATTCTGCAAATGTAGAATTAACTGCATTTTCTATATCTATTTCAGCATCATCAATCACTTCAGAAGATAATGGTATTTTTATACCAACTTTCTTACACTTAAATTGCATATCAGTTGTAACTAATTTACCATCTGGAATTACATCACCTTCTGCTATGTCTTTTAATTTTCCATTTTGTTCAGGATCAAAAATTGGCATAGTACCTTCATTTTTAGTAACTGGAATTATATCACAGTAATATTTTAAAGAACCAAATCCCTTCTTTAATTCAACTAATTTATTTATATATTGTGGGGGTAATACTGCACTATTGTCGGTTGTTTTTACAGTTGCTCTCTCTTCTTCTGTCATATCCTTTCCTAATACTTTCTTTACAAATGCTCTTGTTTCATTTACTTTTTCCATTTTTACATCACCCTTTCTATTTTCCATTTTTTGTTTTTGTAAATCTCTCATTTCAGATTCTTCAATTTCTTCTTGTATTTTTATTTGCTTGTCTAAATTTCTAACTTCTTCTAAAACTTTTTCAGCTTCATCAATCTTATTAGATTCATTTAAACTTCTAACCTCTGCTTTTTTAGTTTCTAATTGTTCTCTTAATTCTTCTATTTTCATTTTTTTATCATCCTTTCAATCTTTAAATTTTTGCATAAAAATAAGCCACTTATTAAAGTAGCTGTAATTCAATTTCTATTTTCTTTTTTCTAAGTTCATTTTGTTTATGTTTTTCTAAATCTTCCCTATGTATTTCAAAACTTCTGCAACTAGCTTCACTATCCAAATAAGCTGGAAATGGTGTAATAGTTACTTCTATTAATTCAAGTTCATTTATTATTCTTAAATCAATTCCATTTTCATCATAAGACCAATTATCATTCGTTACATAAAATCCAAAGCTGCATCCATCAATATCTCCATTAGATACTAATTCATATAAATCATTTGCATAAGATATATTATTATTAATCTCTAATTCAAAAGCTAATCCAGTATCATCAATATATAATTTTAAAGAATTACTTCTTGTAGAACCTAAAATCTTATTGTCATCATGATTATACATAGCGTAAATATTATGTCCGTCAACTAAAGTTTTATCAAAAGCACCTTTATTTACTTCTTCATAAAATCCCATGTACTGACTTCTAGTATTAAATTTATTTATATATCCTCTAATACATTTTTTATTTTTACTATCTTCTTCTAATTCTCTAACTTCTAAATTATCAGTCATAAATCTTCTAATTTCTTTTTCTTTACTCATTTTCGTCACCACCTTTCATATTAGATTTATTATCTTTTTGCCAAGTAGCATTTCCATTAATTAAATTTTCAAGTGTAATTTGTCCACTCGGATATAATATTGTATCTCCACCTTCTACTCTTTCTAAACCAAGTATGTCCCTAACATTATTAGTGGTATAAACACCGTTTTTCAGATAATCGCATAATATATTCTTTTGTTGTTCTGCACTTACTCTAAGCATTGCATTTACATTAAATCTAATCTTATAACCTCTTTTTCTTTCTCCAACACTTAATAACTTCCAATCCATTTCTTGTTCTAAGCAAGTCAAAATAGGTTGAATTGCATTAGTTAAAAATGTAATACTTTCTTGTTCTGTCATAGTACCATTATCAATTAAATTAAATGGTATATTTAATGCACTAGCTATATCTTTCTTTCCACTCAATTTTAATTCTGCAAACTGAGAATCAACTAATGATAAATTTAAAGGTGTTATATTAAATCCAGCTGGTACTGTAAATATTCTACCTTTAGAGCTATATAATTTATCAAATTTAGCTTGAGCCTTCATTAATTCCTTTTCATCTTTTAAATCAGAAGTCAATTGAACTACTGCCTTACTAGTCAATCCATTACTAAACAAGTCCTTTTGATATGCTTGTGCTTGTAAATTAGTTATTATACTATCCTTAATATAACTTTTAGTAGCTTTGCAATTAATACCATCTAAACTATTATCTCTAAGTATAATAATATCTTTATCGAAGCAACTTGCTTGTACTCCTGCACAATCAAAATCTACTAATACTTTATTTTGTTTATTAGATTTAATTAAACCAGCATTATCTATAGTAAAACCTGTTATTTTACAAGGATACAATCCTATAATTTTACCTTTAATATCTCTATCTATGTATAATCCACTCATTCCATTGTGCTTGTAAAGCATTATAAAACTTTTTATGCATTCAAATATATTCATATTATCATTTGCTTTTAATCTTAACAAATCCCACAAATAATGTTCTTTAGCTTCAATTTCTCCATTATCACTAATCTGTTTTATAGTAATTGGTAGTTTTGCAATTGTATTACCTAAAATATTTAACCCCATTAAATAGTTTTGTTCTTTTAATACATTTTCAGATACAGCATCTTCACCTTTAATCCAACCTGACCAATCAAAACTTCCATTTTCAGAACTCCTTTTTTCTAATTTATCAAATATCATTTATTTTCACCTCACTCTCTAACTTCAAATTTAAATAAAAATATACTATAGGCAATAAGTAAAAAACCTAAAGAATATAATCCAAAATGTAAATTTATTAAAAAGTTAGTGAAAATAATTATAAGTATTCCAATAAAAAATATCATTTCTATCTTCAAATATTTATTAGAAATGATATTTTCAAACCATTTGTTAAGTTTTTTTATTTTATTTTTCATTATTTCACCCTTTCTATTTCTAATCCCAATCCATTCTTTCTAATGCTTCAATTGCATGATAATGCTCAACGTCATTATCCTCTACAGCTAACATTAAACTCATTAACATAGCAATTATTCCATCTATTTTCAATTTAGATTTTAACTTACTATATTTAACTCCACTTTCACTTACTATTGCTATACAATTCTTCGCCATAAAATTAAACACTTCATTGTTAGCTATAATTAGTCTTTCATCATTAAGTAAATTTTCAAATATATTTATGGCTTGAGTCATCGTAACTGTACCTTGACCAAGTGGTACTATATCCCAGCTACTTTCTAATACATTTAATATAGTTGGAGTTCCCCATCTGTCAAAACCTAATTTTTCAGTAGGATTATTATTATCTAATTCTTGTATATACTCTAATAATTCATTAAATTTTATGTATCTACCTTCAAAATCCTTTATTAATCCATCTCTAACCCAACGACTATACGGATTTTTATCTTTTTCTTCTCTCTCTTGTAATGTATCTCTAGCAGTAAATAGATGTGGAAATACAATATATTTATCATTTACATCATCATAAAACGTCTGAACAAAACCAGTAATATCCTTTTTACTCGATAAATCCATTCCATTCCATGCTTTTTTACCAATTAAATCTTTTAAATTTATATCTCTTAAACATTTATTCCATAACTCCATATTTATAGCATTTTTAATATCATCTGTAGCAATATGTTGATTTAAATATAACCTTCTAAACTTAGCTTCAAAAGTTTTCATTGTTAATGCTTTTTTAGCTAGTTTAATAAAATCATCAATCTTTTTAAATATTCCTAACGCTGGATTAGCTTGTAACCATTGTTTTACATCCATAATATCGCAATTCTTTTCAGCTTCATATATATCATAGAAAAACGTTTCGTCTTCTATTTTTTTATTCTCTAATTCTTTAGAGTATAAATACATCTGATACTCTAAATTACTTTCATCTTCTCCACTTGATGCAGTTGTTGTTGTAAACATAATAGGCTCATCCCATAACCCCATACCAGTTATAAGTTTTGAATATGCTTCATCTGATTTATACTCATGCACTTCATCAAGTACAGTTATATAACTTGCATATGAGTCTAAATTAGAACCATCATTGCTTAATACTCTTAAAGTAGTATTAAATTTCTTACGTTCAATCATTTTTTTAGATTCAGTAATTTTCACATACTTTTTCAATGTCTTATTATTCTTAATTGTAATTAAAATACTATTAAATAAGTTTGTTGCTTGATCCCTAGTATTAGCAACAATTATGTACTCAGCTCCATATACTTTTTCTGTAAAAAATAGATATACCATTATCCAATTTACTAAAGAACCTTTACCATTCTTTCTTCCAATATTAAAATGTGCTTCTTTAAATCTTCTAAATCCTGTTTTTCTATCTTTTACACATAATATAGAAGTTAATATATTAAACTGAAACCTCAATAATTTTACATGTTGTCCCTTTTTACCTTTATCTAAAGTTAGTTTACTTATAAAATTATATACTTTATACGCTTCATCAGAATTAAAATAATATTTTTCATTATCATATTTTTCTTTTTGTAATTTTATCGCTTCTTCAAGTTTATAATTAGTTTGATATTCAACATTTTTTTCAATTAATGTTAAGTCTAATTTATTGTTTATCATTTACTAACCATCTCTTCCATTTCATCATCTGTATCATCAGAAGTAGATGATACTTGTTTCATTATTTTACTTCTTGAAGCTGGACTTAATCCTAATTCTCTCATTGCACTTATCATTTGTTTTTGTGCATTATTACTTATTGTGACTTCAGGATATTGTGAGGGATAACCAGTTGAACAAATGTAACTGTATCCATTATCATCTAAAAATTTTTCAGATTTAATCCATTTCTCATAGTTCTTACAATATACTTCTAACAATGCTAAATCCTTATCAGTAAAATCCTTACACTCCTTTTGAATTAGCTTATACATTCTTTTCCATTCCTTTATTCCAATTTCATTTAAACTTGTTGGTGCTTTTTTCATTTATATCATCTCCTCTCTGTTATTTAGATTTTGAAATATTAAACCACCCCATGTAAAATTTTGTTCAAATTCTCACACAAGGTTAGGGAACGCGACTAATTTCATTTATAAAAATTCTTCACTACCTCCCCGGGATATAAAAAATAATCTTGAACAATAAAAAAAGACTAATAGCAACCTATCAATCTCTTAATCAAATTCTTTACTAAATTTTTCTAACAATCCAAGTAATATCTTTTGCATCTTTTCCTTTTCTTTTTTTCCTTTATCATACTCAGTATGAACTCGTCTATGATTCTTTTCTGTTAGATAAATAAGATTACATATATCAAACCTACTATTCCAATCATCAGATAAAGATATAATATGATGAACTCTTTCGCCTTGAATTATTCTCCCTGTTCTATATAACTCTAGTATATCTATACCATAGCATTCTGTAATAATTGCCTTTCTTATTCTTTTTCAATCATTGCTACTATAAAAGTCTTGATACTTCTTTTGTTCTTTATCCTGTCTACGTCTAGCACTATATTCCTTATACCTTTCTTTTTGTTCTCTATCATGTTTACCCTTATGATATTCGCAATATTTAACACCTTCCTCAACTATCTTAGTGCATCCATGCCAACTACATTGTTTATATACCATACTCTATATTTAAAAATTTCAAATCTCCTATTCTTCTATATTTTTACATAATAAAAAGAACCCTAAATTAATAGAGTTCTTAATTAGATTTATTTTAATAACTTGTGATATACTTTATTTGTTCCAAAGTTAATGAATCATATCTACCATTTCTTACTTCTTCCCATTTACTTAACATTTTTTCATATTTTTTTAACATGTTTCTATGAGAATTAGGCGATATTTTTCCATTATTATAGCTTTCTTCAAATTTTTCTAAATCTTCTAAAAGAAAACATGCATAAGAATAATATTTTGGTTCTTCATTTCCATCAAAACCACCAAATGTAGTATTTAATTTTTTAAACCCTTCTTTTTCTTCATTACTTAAATCGCCATATGAATCATTAATACATCTGTACATCTGCAAAACATCATATACAAATTCTGATATTTCTTCTGGAATTTCTTCATTAAAGAAACTTGTTAATTCATCATAGTCATATTTAAATCCATTATGAAGAATTTTCTGACTTATTTCATACGTCTCCTTTTCTTCTGGTTCTAAATGTTTAAGTATTTGATATTGATTATAGAGTATTAATCTTTGAATTTTATTTAATTCCATTATTCTGCCACCCTTCCATATAATATAACTAATTATACAAAAGTTAGTAAAAACATTCTATAGTATTACAAATATTTACCTTACAATATACATATTTTCATTTATTTTCTATGTAATTTCTTCCATAGTTTTATTAATTCTTCAGCAGTCTCTCTATCCATTTGCTTCACCAACTTCTTTATCTTTTACAAGTCCAATTAATAATTGATGTACATTTTCCATCTTAATTTCGTTACTTTCCAATTTCTCTGCTATCTGTTCTAAAAAATCATTATTATTAAACTTAAAATTTAAACTAAAGTACAAATCTTTCTTTTTTCCCTTTATTGTACATTGCAATTCCTTTTTCTTTTCCATATTTATATCTCCTTTGTCAATTAAAAAGACACCTAGAATTAATCTAAGTGCCTAAAATATTTCATTTATTTCTTTTATATCATTATTATTTATATTATTCTCTTTTAATATATTATTAAAATCAATTTTAGTAATATTCGTTGGAAAAATATATCTTGTATTATCCTTCATAACCATTTCAAGATTATCTTTCCCTAATTCTCTTTTATATTTATGAGTATAATCCATAGCTAATTCATTAAATATGTCTCCTCTTTCTGTTCTCATCCATTCATCGTAACTTTTTAATTTTTCTAATTTCATAGTTTATCTCTCCTTTATTTATTAATATATTTTAATTGTATTTCATTTACTATAATGTTATAATATAATTGGTTTGTAATACATTTTTATCTAATAAAAAAATTGTAACTCCTTAAATGCAAAATATAAATTTCTGCTAGTAAAGAATTTATGTACCTGCCATTTATTTGGATTCAAATTTAATTTACCTTTAGTTGCTTGCACTTGTTTTCCTGTAGCTTCTTCATATTTCCATTTTGCATTTTTACTTATAAAGCTACTTCCTTCATTCATGGCTTTACTTTCAACATTATCTATTAACTCTTGTAAATTCTCATTATTATCAAACAATTCAAAATCATATTTATAATTTGCTAAGTTCCTATATATGTAACAATTAAATTCATTCTTATCTTTAATAATTGCATAATGCTTATCTATTTTACTACTTAAAATTATAACTTCTTCGCCTTGTATATATGTACTAAACCAATCTAAACTAGAACTATATAAAACATTACTAACTCTTTCATTAAATAAATTTATTTCTTCAAGTCTTAATCGTTCCTGTTCTTCTTCAATTCTTCTTTGTTCTTCAATTTCTCTTTCATGCTTTTCTTTTTCATATTGTTTTCGTAGTTTAGCTTCAAGAATTGTTTCTCCATCTTCAATATCGAAAATACTCTTACAACTTAATAAATTAAATTGTTTTACATTATCAACAATATCTAATATTAAACAATCTTTCTTGCCATCTGCTATCCTCAATCCCCTACCTATACATTGTGTATATAAAATCTTGCTCTTAGTAGGTCTAGCCATTATTACACATTCTAATTCTTCAAAATCAAATCCAGTAGTCAATATTGCTACATTTACAAGAATTTTAAATTTACCTTCTTTAAAATCATTTAATGTTTGTTCTCTTTCAATAGAATCAACTGTGCTATCAATACTTTTTGCACTTATACCATTTACATTAAAACATTTTGCTAAATTTGTGGCATGATCTATACCACTTGCAAACACTATGCAGTTTTTTCTGTCATTAGCTTTTTCTAAATAAGCTTTAACAATTAGAGTATTTCTATCATCATTATTAACAGCATTTTCTAATTGACTTTGAACAAATTCCCCACCAACTGTCTTTACTGAACTAATATCACAATTTGTATTAACTCTAAAACATTTTGGTTGGCATAAGTATCCTTCATCAATAAGACTTAAGATATCTTTTTCATATACAAATCCATCGAATATAGATTTCATTTCTTTATTATATGGTGTTGCAGTAAAACCAATAACTTTACAATTGTCCCCCACTATATCAATAATCTTTTTAACTTGTCCTACTGCTTGATGACATTCATCTATCATTACAACTTCAAAATTACCATTTTCAAGAATATCATTCATTCTGTGTGACTTTGGGTGAGTAAGACTTTGCCTAGTTGAAACAACAATATCTTTATCAATTTCATCTAAATTACCTTGTACACTTCCAACAGATACATCTTCACCACACACTTTTTTTAATTTATCAATCGTTTGTTTTCTTAGCTCTGTTTGTCCAACAATTATTAATGTTCTTCCTATAGTTTCCTTTGCTATAGATGCCATTATAACTGTTTTTCCACCTCCAGTTGCAACATGAACAACCTTCTTTTCTCCTAATTTCATTTCTCTAACATTTTCTAAACAAGTAATTTGATAATCTCTTAATTTCATATTTCTTTTCTCAATCCCTTCATAATTTAATAAAATTTATTTACTAATACCAGCACACCACCATAATAAAATAAAAAAGGAGATTAACTAAATTAAAAGAAGGAATTTAGGGTGGTGTGCTCATATTAACAAATAAAAATAGCTTATAATTTATTGTGCATAAGCTAAACACTTTAGAAGTCCAATAAAAACACCCATATGAGTGCAATTGTCAATCAATCTTTTCTATAATGTTTCCATCAGAATCAGAAATTAAAATTACTGTATTTTTGCATTTATTATTATCAACTGCACTACATACATATTTGTTTAATCCTAAATATTTTCCCATGTTTTTAAAAGCTTCTAATTTCTCATTATCTTCTTCAATAAAAATCGCATCTAGTCTTAATTCATCTTCAATTTTTTTTGGAATTGTTAATAAACTATAATCATCCCAAGTTTCATTATCATCTTTTTCTAACTTTCTTTTTATCATAAATTCTCCTCTTTTCTATTTAAATTATTTTAGGAATTTTTACCTTCCACAATTTCAGGAGTTAGCAAACGGTAACGGAGCGGTAGCAAAGTGTAGTGAAGCTAATCTCCATTATGCCTTTTAGTAACACAAACGAAAAAAGACTAAGCATTTCTACCTAATCCTTTTCATGTTATTAAATTTAAAATTGTCTATTTGATTGAATTCCATCTTAAAGGCTTACTTTCACCTTTTAATATACTTATTTCTTCCTCTAATTTAGAAATTTTATTTTTCATTCCTTTAATCTGATTTTTCATTTCTTGCCATTCTTTTTCTAAATTCATAATTTATTTTACCTCACTTTTCTTTAAAATAGTTCATACCCAGCTTACGCCGTCCCTACTTAGGGACTCAATTTCGGATATTAATTTATTCCTATAAGCCAAGTTTCGGTAAACCTCAACTAAGCCTTCTAAAAATAAATTAATATCCGATAACAAACTTTTCTATTTTTATTTACTTATTTGTTTTATAATGTTATGATTAAATTTATGTCCTTTTTTAGGAATTATCTATATAAATAGTAAAATCCTATTTAAGAACACATCTAAATTAAAAATTCATCTTTAGTAGTAATAATCCAAGGTGATTTAAAATTATGTCTTTTATTATCTATAGTTTTTGTTATTCTTGGTAATTGTTTAATTCTATAATTACTCTTAACTGTTTTCTCTAAATACATATTTAATTGTTCTATGTCAGATATATAAATAATTTTAGCTGGTTTATCTTCAGTATTTTTTAGACGAGAATTATGTCCGTCTATTAAATTTATTTTTTCAATTAGTGGTTTTCTATCTTTTTTAGTGTAAATAATCTCACCTATATTATTAGATAAATATTCTTCAATTGATTCCATCGCCTCATTATCTTGAACTTCTTCAATAAGCTTATTCGCATCAATTGTTTCTGCTAATCCTAACCAAAACAATTGAATAAAAACAAATGCAAACTCTCCAATAATATTAAATTCTGTTATCATGTCACCAGCAAATTTAAAAGCTTTTTTAAGTTGATATTCTCCTACTGCATTAACTTTCCAACCTTTTTCTGACTTATAAAATATATCTTTATACAACTTATCATAATCAAAATCATATCTTTTATTAAATTCTTTTAAATTATTTTTATGTAATTCAATAAGATCACTTTTAGGTTCATATGTAAATTTTATCAAAGATGAAAAACTACTTTTCTTTTTACAAGGAATGTATAATTTAATTTGAGGAGCATTAGTAATGTCAACTCTAATTCTACCCACTTCCTGAATGAATGTTATTTTATCCCATGCCATAACAACTACATTCTTAACACTATCATCTTTAATATTAATTCCATTATCCATTGCTTTAGTACATATCAGTACTTTACTATTAAATTTACTTTCATTTATTATGCTTGTTAGTTCTTTTGATTTAGTTCCACTTTTAATGATTTCAACTTTAATATCCCTTAAGTCTTTTTTTAATTTTTCTCCATCATTTATATTGGTCACAAATACTATCCATTTTTCATCACTATTATCATTCTTTATTAGCATTTTTATATCTTTTAAATTCTTAAAATAGCTTACATCTAAATAACTATAATCTATTCCTGTTGAATATCCCCGTAATTCACCATCCCCTAAACCAAATTGTTTATTTTTAAGCTTATTGTAATTTTGTTTAATATATTCTTTCACATCATCCATAGTTGCTGAAATAAATATCTTTATAGCATTTCTATGTAGCGTTTTAATAAGTTTTTTATATGCAAGTAAACATTTATTGTTGAAGTCTCCATCAGCTAGTAAAAAATGACATTCATCTGCAATTATGTAATCAAACATATCTAAGTTGTTATGTTCACCAAGATACATATTTTCCAACTCTCCATTTGCTAAAGCGTGATAACTTGTAATAACTATATTAGCTATTTTAGTTATTTTGTCTAATTCCTCAAAGTCAACTCCATTAGTTTCTTTATTTATAGGTAACTTTTGATTGAATTTTTTTAATAAGTCAATCTTTAATTGCCTTTTTAAATTAGTTCTATTGCATATATATATTAGATGTTCATGTGGTTCTAAATAATCTATTAAACCTTCATGTTCTTCATCACCTGTGATAAAAAACGTTTTCCCTGTTCCTGTTTGAGCTTGTATTGTTATTACATCACCTTTATGCCATTTCCTATAATCACTTCCAATAATTTCGCTTACCCATTTTAAATTTAATTTTTTGCCCATAAAATTATCATACATCCCTTCATACTCTTATATTTTAAACTAGTTGTCTTCTAATCCATAAATCAAATAACGGTTTTGTTTCTTTTTTATCAAACACATATACTACTTTATCCGTATCATGATCATAAAACATATCAATTGGCTTTACATCATGCTTCATATATTTAGTCATTTGTAGCATATTTACTATTTTTACTGTTTCATTCATATTAATTACTTCCTTTCAAAGTTGTATTTCCACAATATCAAGGCTAGGGACGGCTTAGTCCCTATGCCCAATCTATGCAACAATTAATGTTACACTTTTACCATTCTTGGCAATATTACTTTCTATAACCTTTAAAACTTGTCCATCTATTAAATTTAATTTTTCATAACAATCATTAAAAATAAAACCTAGTTCAATATTATCAACTTTTCTATATAAATGTTTATTCTTAACATACATTTCATTAGTAATTGTAATTCCTTTATAACTACCAACTCTTAATTTAAATTCAGTACCATTTTTAATTTTTACATCATGTATAAAATTTTCATGTAAATTATTATCTTTACATGTATCTTGATTTTTAATAAAATATCTATGCATAAATTCTATATCAGTTTTCTCTTTACTTTTTTCATAAGAATATACATCATTATTTTCTAAGTCTAAATAATGCTTTAACACGTCAAAACAAACTCTAATAGCAAATTTACTACTTACATTTAATTCTTTTAAAGCTATTGCCTTATCCTCAATAAAATCTGGACTTTCAAATTCAGCTAATTCTTTCACTGAATATTCATCAAAAGAATTCCATCTTTCATTTAATTTATTTTTGTCTTTAGTATTTTTAGAAACTTTGCCATCAAATTTATACCGATTGTAAACACTACTTATTTTAGCTTTAACCATACTATCAGCTTTTTCTTTACTTGGTTTCAAACTCTCCATTACTGCCGAATTATTATCAGATAAATTTTCTTCAATATAATGTATTCTTGCAAGTACACTCTCTTCTATTCTTTTAGCATTAATTGTTAATGCACTTCTATTTATATCTTCTACTTTATAATCACTTACATACTCTTTAGTGAATTTCATGAAATAGGGATAGTTCTTAACATGATTAACTAATACTGCTTTAATCATCTTAGGTTGTCCACTTTTATCAGTTTTAATATTACCGTCTTTATCTTTTTGTTCTATCATTAAAATATTTCCATCTTTATCTTTTTTGTATTCAATAAAACATTCTTTTAGTAGTTCAATTTCTTCTTTAGATACTGGATTTAATGTTTTAACTGCATCAATGGCTTTTTGATTAAGATATAAAGCATAATAAATATACTTTGCATTTTCATTAAATCTCTTATTTAAATACTTCTTTATTTCTTCTTCTGGTAGTTCTCTAACATCAATTAATTTTCCATCTTCTATAAATTTAGAAAGTATTTCTAAAAAATCATTCCATTTAATATCCTTAATATTCTCATAAATTGCAGAAATTTTACTATTACTAGCTCTTAACATTGTATAACAAACTTCTTTTCTTTCTTTCGATACATCAGGTTTATTTAACTCTTCACTATATTTTTTTATAGCTTCTTTATTATTAGTTATGCTTTCAAAGTCATCTTTAAATAAAATTTCATAATGCTCTCTTTTCTTATCCATCATTTTATTATATAATTCTCTACCAGTAAGTACCTTACTATCTGAAGTTCTTATAAATCCTAAATCTTGATTATAAGTATTTATTTTAGCAGTTAAACTAGCTATTTTACCTATTATATTTCCACTACTTACTAAAATTGATTGATACATATTATCCCAAGTGAATAACATTTCTGCTCCTGTAGCACCATCGTCTGTGTTTAAAAAAGGAATTGTAGGAATGATAGAGTTATATATAATTTCATTATCTATACAAAATCCTTCATCAAGATCAAAATCTGCCCCCGATAATAGTTTTGCTGTATCATCTTGCATATTAAAAAATATTATTTCTGTACTATAATCTACACCTAAATATTTTTTTAAGCTGCCATGCTCAATTAAGTTTATTTTTTGTGGTTCATGGAATGATGCTAAAGGATTTCTAGCTAAGACTCTTTTCCCGTATTCATTAGATACATAGAATTGCATTTTTTGTATACCTTCTTTAATTTCAGTAGTAGGTTTTCTCGACATGATCCATTGGCAATATGTAATAGGACAACAAGCTAAAGTTTTATAATTTCCTTTTACATGAAATTTACCACTGGATAATTCATTTATATATTTTTCTAAATTTCTGGCTACTGTTTCTTTTGCAAATTTAGTTTTATAAAATCTATCATTTTGTTGCATTAAATATTGGACTTTAGTAGATGCTCTTAATCCTTCATCATCGCCTTTACTCATATCCCCCATAAAGATTTTAATTCTATCAATATTTCTATCTTTTTTAGAAATCATAGACTCATACATTTCTTTATCATAAGATGTTAATTGTTCCATTTCATCAATTGTTAGATTGGTTACATTTAATAATTGGTAGTTCATACGTGTATATTCTTCTAGTTCTTTTTTATTAACTCTAGCTATATACACACTATAAAATAAATCCTTGTATGTTTTATATTCTTCTCTATCAATAGCATTATATATTTCATCCATACTGCCATACCATTTTGCCCATTTACATTGTGTTTCATTAAGTATTAAGCTACATTTAGAAATATTTACTTTATCTCCCCATCTATCTAATGTATAGAAATCTCCATTTTCATCTTTCCAAAACACATCATTCTTTTCTTTAAAATTGTCTTCAAAGTACTTAACAAATGGAAATCTAACACATAGCCCCTTAGTTGCTGTTGGATACATTCTCAAACCAAAATAATCTATTTTATATCCATATTTTTCAGATAACATATCACAAAATTCTGGTGATGCTAGTCCAAAACCATCAAATGCTGTATGCTCTACGCTTATTTCTTCAGGTTCATTTAATTCTATTTGTCCATCTTTTAATGCTTCTTTATCTAAAGTCACATATTCTTTAGCATACTTATAAGTGGTTTCTGGTAATATTGCAACTTTATCTTTCCAGTAGTATGATATTTTATTAGTTGTACTAAACGCTAAACTGATTCTACTAATAATATCTTTATTTATTTGCATTGTATCTTTGTTAAGTTTTTCTTGTATTTTGCCACATGAGACAACATTATTAAATAAATCTACAAATTCCTTATCTTCTTCTGCTATAAATAGATATTCACACACTCCATCTTTCCTAGCTATAATACTTTCACTTAATTCTTCTTTTTTCATGAATCCAGTAGTTGTTGCAAGTGGTAAGAATTTCTTTCCAATTTCGTCTATGTATCCATTTTGTAATATTTCTAATGCTTCTTCTTCGCCTGCTGGTAACATTATTTTAATAATATTATCTATGTTTGTTTTATTGTTTTTACTTTTAATCTTTTTAAACTGTAAATACAGTTCCATTCCAAAACTATTTGTTAACATAATCTCCTTTACCTCTTTTTTAACCCCATAATCTTTAATAATATATTGTTTTTGTTTCATTAAGTTCTCTGACTCCCTTCATATATTTTAGTTATTTCTCCATAATTTTAAGGTTAGGGGAAACGGTAGTGCACCCCTATACCTCTTATCATTCTTTAAAGAAGATTATTATTCTATTAAAATTAAGATTTTAAATTAAAAATATCTATCTAATTCCGATGATAAATTATTCATTAATTCCTCATTATCACTATTATTATCTATTTGTACCGTTTCGGTATTAATTGTTTCTATTTGCTCCATATTTATTACTGAACTATTATCATCTTTTAAAGACTTATCGTTATTTTCAACACCTTTTTGTACCTTATTATTACTTTTAGACTTAGTATTTTTCTTTACCTTTTTATCACTACTCAATACTTTCTGCACCGAAACGATACTATTATTATTTATTAGTTCCAAATTATCACCTTGAGTTGCTAATCTATATAATGTTTCTTTTATAAAGTCACTTTCTGAATAAGCAGAAGAAAGAAGTTCTTCTATTATCCTATCCTTGTCCTTATCAGAATTTAGAGTTATATATACTCTACGACTATTAGCCATTTACTACTTTTCCCCATTTTAATTCAGATGCTTTCAATGCTCCATTTAAATTAGAGTACAAGGGATTAACAAATAATTTACAACCATTTGGAATATATTTTTGAAACATCTTTGCAGTTCCACCTGTAAAATATGTTGCGTAATTATCTATGTTAACATCTGCTTTTATACTATTAAGAATTTCGTTGAAAAAATCTTTATATTGTTTTTCTGCAACTGTTATTTTTCCATTATTAATAAGTCTTTCAATATCTTCTTCAACATAATCTTTCCCCTTGCTAGCTTCTATAGATTTTACTTTTTTAAAGAAGTCAAGTGAACCTAGTTTTAAAGTTGCAGTTTTTTCTAACTTTCCATTATTTATAAAAGTACATACATTTACCGTTCTTGAACCACAATCTACTATGCATACATCTTCTTTTTGTTGTTCTTTAGTCATATCATAAAATGAAGTAAAGGATTCTGGTAATACTGCTACTTGTTTTATAAATATTGTTTTATCTTTTCCATTAACTTTAACCTTAAATGGATTTTGACTTTTCAACTGTTCTATAATTTTACTTTTATTAGTCATTTGAAGTATAGGTAACATTGTAGTTATATTAGTTGTTATAGTATCTACATCATTGTTAGCTTTACATATAGCAAATAAAATTTGTGGTAATAAATTCCTATCCACCTTATTATATTCTCTACTTAATTCTCCAAATTGACCTATGTACGTAATTTTTCCATCTATCTCTATTCTGTCATATGCATCATTAAAAGGTTGTTCATCAGTAGAAACTTTACTAGAAAATGAACCCATTTCTCCTTTACCCATGTATTTCATATTGTAATTACCTGCATCCACTACAGTTATTCTTACTAATCCATTGTTATTTTCCATAATTCTATCCCCTTACACTTTCTTAATTTTACTTATTTTAAAATATTTTACTGTTAATAGTATAGGAAAGGGCTAAATTAATAGCCTCTAATCCTACTATGTTAAATGTTTATTGTTTATTATGTTCTAAATACTCAATTCCATTTATGCTTATTTTAGCCTTATTTCTTCCTAATATTTGTACTTGTCCATCATTTCCAAATGGTGTTACAGAAATATCAAAAATCATTCTAGCTTCATAAATTATTTGTATTGTTTCATTCCAAAGTTCATCATTTATCCCTAAATCTTTCGCACTTAATAACTTACTTTCTTCATTTAATCCTTCTAGTATCTTTAAAATTATCTCTTTTTTACTCATTATCTTAATACCTCCATCACTTGTCCATTTTCATTTCTACCGTATATCTTACCTTTTTCAAGTTCTTTGATAATTTCACAGTCATATTCTCCATTATCTTTATATGTAAAGAATATATTTCTGTAACTACTTATCTTATCAATATTTATAAACTTATCAAATTCAGTTGTTTCATTATCTTCTCTTCCACAAATCTTTCCATTCCAGCATCCGATATCTTTAATATCATTAATTGTTCCTAATGCTATATCATCAAAAAATATTGTTTTTTTGCTGAAGTTTATTTTATCTCTAAATTCTTCTGGAACTGCTTTATATAATTTGTTAAGTAAATCATATGCCTTGGTTTCTTCACTATGTCTTTTTATTCTTTCATAATCTTCCTTAACTTGATCTAATATGTTTTTATAAATACCTTCTAAAGTTATTACTTCTCCATTTTTATAAACTACAGTTAAGATATTCCCATCTTCAATACTTCTTTCATATTTTCCATAAATAACTATTTCATCAAATAAGTCATCTGCATTTGTATACACTTTTCCTTCTTTAATTACTTTTAAATATTCTCCTTCATTTAATCCTTGTAGCCAACATCTTACATCCCAAACTGGCATATCCATAATTAATTCTTTTTTATTCATTATCTTAATTCCTCCATCATATTCTTTTATTTTTTAATTTCCGATTGTATTTTTTTAATATGTACGTTAGAATTAAGTTATCAAAATTTAATAAAACATACATATTATTAGATACTAAGCTTGTACTATTTTTAAGATACGCCAATATCTTAATGTACTTTGCTTAGTATTTTTATTAAGCTATTACTTCTAAATTACAAAGTACATAATGTATATCGCTACTAAAGTTATTGCGTTCTATATATATGTCATTTCCACTAGTAAGTAGATTTATATATAAACTTTCTGTATCTATAAATTCAATATCCTTATTACATTTATAAATACAATATTTATAATCGCTGTACTCTTTTACTCTTTCTGCACTTATATATTCTTCATATTCTTCTCCGCTATATACCAATATATAATCCTTATTTTCTTTAATATCTCCTAAGTCATATAGTATTTCTTTAATATCTTTATTGTGTGCGATGCTTAATACTTTTTTACAAATATTAATATCTTTTAAAAATAAATAATAATCATCATAGCCCATACTATCAGCTTTTTTTATTATATAGTCTTCTGTTGCCTCTTTATCTAAAATAATATCACCTTCCCAATTTGTAACTATATATTTTTTCATTTATATTCCTTCTTTCTTTTAATTTAATTTTTAGTTCTTAATCCTTGTTTACTCTTTTATTATCATCTTATCATTCCCCCTCTCAAATTTTATAGAGACTACACCTTTTTAGCATTAATGTCAAAATTAATTAATTTACTTTCTTATCACTTGAATAAGTATCACCTTCTTTAAATTAGTTAATAAATTCGACTATAATTTACTACCAATATCACCACTTATTTCCTTAACGTATTTCTATATTACATTTTTTTAAACAAAAAGTCAATCATAAATTTATCATTTTATCATTTTAAATTTAAATTTTATTCAAATTACATTATTTTATAATTAATATTACACTTTTCATTCTATTATGTAACGATATTAATTTTATAATATAATATATGTTGATTTTTTCGGTTCTTATATATATAATATTTAATATACAACAATGAAAGGAGATTTTAATAATGGCTAACATAATAGTAACTCCCCAATTAGCTTCTATTATAAAAAGAGAAAGAACAAATGCTAGTCCAAAATTATCAGCTAAAGAATTAAGCTTAGCAATAGATAAATCTGATACTTATATAAGTACATTAGAAAGAGGAAATATAAAAAAATTAGATTCTAAATTATTTATTAAAATTTTTAGAAAAATAAAAATATGTTCAGATGAAGAGTTTCAAAATTACATTAACCAAATTCTTAATGACGCTTTTACAAGTCTACATTATAATGAAAAGGAATTAAAACATCAGGAATGGATTTTACAATTAAGTTTAATAATCAGAAAAATTCCAATTCCTAAAACCGTTGTTGAGTTTATAAAAAATTCATTAGATGAATTAAATATTACGGTCAATGATTTAACTAGAAAAATAAATGAAAATATTTACCTACCATCTCCTGAAGACTTTGAATATAATACATTAAAAGTTTTTGATAACGGCAGATGGGGATATAAATACAAATTAAATGATACTATTTTAGAAAAAATACTAAGTTCTGATACAAAATCTTGTAATTATATAACAATGCTAGGTATAACTTATAACATTTATCTTTTACAAGGTAATGACGATCAAACCGCTCAACAAAAAGCTAATATGTTTTTATCTGATAATCAATTTTATAATTTACGTGATATTCATAGAGCTAGAAATATTGAAACAAAAAAGAAAGAAAACCAGAATGATGATGATTTATATTCTTCTTTAGTACTACCAGAATACGAAATATCATTTAATACTGAATTTGAAAAACTTAAAAAACGTATTCGAGAATATCGAGATATGAATATCGAATCTGCATTACCAATGATAAAAAGTATAAATGAAAATCTAAGCTTAGATTTACCATTTACAAATTTTATATATAAGATTTCATTTGCCAAGCTTTTTAAAGATTTTACAGTTGAACAAAAGAAAGAGTTTTTATCTAATCTTCTGGATTTAATAAAAAATTCTATCGAGAAAAATAAATCTACTAAAGATACACATTATGATATAAGTGACTAGGTTTTTAAACCTAGTCTTTTTCTATAAAACTTCTAACAGTAATCTTTTACCACCTCTTAGTAAAATATCAGCAATACTATTATTAATAATCTTAAAATCAATCGTGCTATCACAATATTTATAAAATTCTTCACTATCTATAAAATCGTCATCCTCAAACTCTTTTTGCGTTAAATCTTTTCTAATTAATAAAGTCCCACAAAAACAATCGTCTAAAAATCTTCTGAAATAGTATTCACTTGTTAACATATTTTCAATTCCTTTGTATTCTGTTACTCTTTTATCTAAATTATGTATGACTAAAGTGTCATTTGTTGTTTTAATTCTAACTGGACTATTTGCTAATATAATATCTATTAACACGTCTATTTCATCATTTTTAACATAAGCACTTTTATTATTTTCTAAAATTGCTCCATACTTACCCTCTCTTAATTTATTAAAAAAGTTATAAATTGTTTTTTCTATATCATTCATCCTCAATTCCCCCTAATTTTTATTAAAATCCAAACATTCTATAAGCTCGGTATATATCCTCAGATTTCTTTATAACAAAATCTTCCCACTTTATATTATTTCCGCTTTTACGTTTTCCTTTGTATTCATTTTCCAATCTTAAATCTTGAAGCTGCTATTCTGTTAAAGTTATAATATTTTTATTATAACTAAAATAGTATATATTATTTTCTTCTTTATTTATGTGATATAACCTCATCCCCTCTTTTATCTTCATTTTTATAATAATACTTCTAAATTATTTGTAATCCAATTTGGATTTATACCTCTTTTAACAAGTTCACTAATATCATTATTAATTTTCCCTATTTCATATAAGTTGATATCTTTTCCCTTTTCTTCTGCTGTTTTAATTATTAAATTATATAAATTTAAACTCATTCTCTTCCTCCCCCTTTTATAATTATTTTAAGTCCATCCTAAAAGTTTATTTTCTATATTTTTATACCATTCATCACTATAATTCCTACCTTCACAAGAAGTTATAAAAGGTATTTCTTTTTTATAGTAACTTTTCTTTTGTTCTGTAAAGTTATTATCTATATTAATATTTCTTTCTAAAAGTGCTTTAACATAGCCATATACATTACTAGCACCATTTTTAACAGCATATCTAAATGTAGACATAACTTTATCCAATTTATTTTTACTAAGCTCTAAAAGTTTCTTAACTTGGTTTTGTGTAAAGCTTGTAAGTTCTATTAGTTCTTTTTCTTCTGGTGTTAATTCTGAGAAATGTATTTGATTATTTAATGGTTTATTTCCATTGCTATCTTTTGGCTTTTGTTTATTGCTTTGATTAATAAAGTTTTCTATTCCAACAACATAATATCTATTATTTGTGTGAGTTCTATCTACCTTTATCAATCCTTTTTTCTCTAGTTTCTTTATAGTGCTACTTATACGATTTTTAGAGGTAGTATTAAATGCTTCCATTATGTCAGAAAATTTAGGAAAGGCATATCCATAACTTGTATTTGTATACTCAAATAGATATTCTAATAGATATTGTTCATTTATTTTAAGGTTTTGAGTTCTTATATATTGACGAAATTTTATGAAGTCTTTGGATTCGTTCATTCTTTACTACCTCCTTTTCAAGTTCTTTAAAGTTCTTGAACCATCTTATAAATTAATATTATCATATAGTTTTATAAAGTTCAAGCACTTTCTTGAATAAACTATAACTTTTTTTAAATTTATGATATAATTATTTTATAAATTTATAGGAGGAGTACATATGGCTTTAAAAGAGAATAGTAGTAGAATTAAAATTGCTTCTACATTAAAAAAAGAAAATAAAGATAATTTAGATACTCTATCATCTGAAACTGACATACCAATTTCTAAATTACTAGATAGAGCAATAGAATTGCTTGTAAAAGAATATAATAAAAAGTAGTTACCTAGTTTAATAGATAGCTACTTTTTTTATTATATTTATATAGTTGTAATTAATATAAACTTATAAGTAATTAATATAAGAAAGAATAGTAGTTAATATATGGTATTCTTTTTATACCTTAGTTATTTGATAGAGTATAAATATGATACTTTTGATGAATTTTTAGGTATCAAAAAAGGACTATCTAAAATGTAGTCCTTAATCATATTTTTATATACTTTCGTATAAATCAAATTCAATAAATTCTTCATTTATATTATATGAAACATCATTAATTGAATAATTTTATATATTCCAATATTTACAATAAAAAAAAGATTGGGTCACTTTTTTACCTAATCTTTTTTATTTCGTTTACTTTGCACCCATATTCCCTTGCCAACTGTTTCAGCTTTGATTTTTCCTTCATGGACAATTTTTGTATTTTTATTAAATAGTTCATCTAAAGCTTCTGTTAGAATATCTAATTCTTTATCTGTAAATGATATTTTATCTAAATTATTACTCAACTTATTTTTTAAAATATCAACCTCTATTCTTAACATTTCATTTTCTTTTACTAATAAGCCATTTTCTTTGCTAAGTTCTATTATTCTATCAATCAGTTCTATATCCATAAATTCCTCACTTTTTAAGTATTTACTACATTTTATTAATTTGTGTTTAGATGTAGAACTTTTATATGCTTTTTTATAAAAAATTTTAAAGTGTTACTATAATTATTTTTTTCAGAATTTTTATTAATATTATTTTGAATTATATTATTATTATTTAATCTTTCCTCAAATTCTTGTAATCCATCTGTATCAAGCATAATTTTTAGTATGCGTTTAAAATTATCAATTTCAAACGCATTTATATCAAATTTTTTATTACTAAATATATTCATAATGCTCTTAATATCTCTCTTTTGAAATGTTAATTCACAACTTAACATAACTATTATTTTCACAAGTATAAAATTTAACTCTTCTTTATCCTCTTTTAAAAAAGTATCATAAAAACATTCAGTTATAAATCCCATATCTTTTATATGTTTTTTATATAAATCATCATCTTCTTGCTTAGTATTTGTCTTTCATTCAGTAGTATCAACCTTACTTTCAGCTTTATTTATTAAACTATTGATATAATCCATATCATTATACATAACTGTTGCATTATTTTTTAAGTTTTCTAATTTTAATCTATATTCTTCTGCTTTTTCATTTAAAATCTTGCTTGGTAAATCTTTGTATTTATTACGTTTAATAGATTCACCGTTGGCATAACTTTTTATTGCATTTATCATTTCTTCTATTTCATTAATTTTCTCATTAACTTCTTTTAATTTTAATTCCATCTCCATATCCCCTTTAATTAATTGATATAAATATATATTACCATATTATGTAAAATAATCAAGTGTTTTCATTACATATTATTCTCATTATTTTAATAAGGTATAATATATAAATTTTAATTTATACTATTATTATAAAATTAAAGGATGGTGATAATAATGTTTGCTTTTACAATGGGAGCAATCACATTTTATACTATAGTTGTTGGTGTAATTACATTTTTATAAAATATTATATTTTAACTATAATATTCATTGTATTGATTTACAAAAAAGAACTACTTAAATAAAAGTAGTTCTTTACTATCAAACTTAATTACATTTAGAACATGGTTTTAATCCTTTTTCTTGTGCATTACTTAAAGATATTTGAGTAGGATTCTTCATGTTGCTACACTCTTTACTACTGTGATATACCTTAGCAGTTTTATTAGCTACCCAAACAGTATTGCTTTTTGTTTTAGTATCTTGAGTGTTATCATTAGTTGTATTTCCAGTATTAGTATTATTGCTTGTATTTACATTAAAACTTATATCATTACCATTGCTTGTTGAAACTATAGTTCCACTTACATCAGTTCTTAACATCTCAATTCCTTTTTTATTTAGTTTATCAATTGTCTCTTGGTGGGGATGACCATAATCATTTCCTTTTCCACAGCTTACTATTGCATATTTAGGATTAACTTTGTCTAAAAACGCTTGTGAAGTAGATGAATGACTTCCATGATGACCTAGTTTTAATACATCTGCACTAATATCTAATTGTTTAGCTAGAATTTCACCTTCACTTAGACTTTCTGCATCTCCTGTAAATAAATAAGATGTATTACCATATTTCAATTTACAAACTATTGAATAATTATTTAGATCTTGATATTTACTACTATTAGGTGCTAAGAATTGCATTGTAGCATTTCCTATAGTTAATGTATCACCTATAGTTGGTGCTGTAAGTTTCAAACCTTTATTTTGTAATGCCTTTATCATATTTTCAAACGTCTTAGTCGTATGATTAACTTTTGGAGCATAAAACTCTCCAATTTCAAAATTATTAATTACACTTGTCATTCCACCTATGTGATCTTCATGGGGGTGGGTTGCAATAATATAATCCAGTTTACTTATTCCTTGTGATTTTAAATAATTTAATGCTTTATTATCATTGCACCCTGCATCTATTAGTATGTTTTGATTACCAATCTGTATAAGTTCACTGTCCCCTTGTCCAACATCAATGTAGTGTACTTTCATATCATTTAAAGATGTAACTTGTGTGTTAGTAGTTTCTTTATTAGTTGTACCCATAGCATTAGCTTGTTTACAGCCTAATGAGAACGTTGATAACAATAATGCCAAAGATAAACTAAGTAATTTTTTAGTGGTTTTCATTTTTTCATCCCCTTTTTATAATATTAAAACATATTAGTTCTAAATACTTTATATAATTTTTCGTCTATTTCTAATAGACTCCTTTTTCCATCATTAAATTCTATAGCAACTAAATGAATTCCCTTAGACTTTGCAGATAATCCTGCTAATATACCAACTCCACCTAAAAGTGCAATTCCTAAGCTCCCCCTTATTATTGCACTAATTGCACCTTTACTAGTTGTTTGATCTATTACTTCATATTTCTTAACATTAGTTTTAAATATACTTTTCTTTCCACCTATAGATAAATTTTTTCCTAATATTTCTTTATATACTCGTTCATTTATATAATCACCATTTACAACTTTATTTTTTGCACTCAT